AGCCACATTCTGAACATTCAGTTGCGTAACAGCTCCCTGAGATTTAGCACGAATAACACCACCAGCAGTAGATGTAAGCAAGTCATCAAGATTTACTTGTCCTTCAACGGCAACAACTCGTGCATTATTTGTCAGATAAAGGTTATCGAGAATCTGACGAGTGATAGTTGTCTTGATTAGCTGAATATCTGTAGTTCTATCAGCAAGCGAGTTACCAAAGAACTTATGCGGAATTGGTATTGGGCAGATTGAATGGAATGGAACATAGTCCACTTCTTCAACCATTTCCTTACCCTTGGCATCCTCAAGAATCTCGTTTGATGCGTAGAACACCTGAACAAGTGAGGCGATACCTTTGCCATCTATATCAGTTTTGACATAACATTCAAAGACCTCGATCTCTTGCATGGATGGGTCATCAGTCTGGACTTGGTAAGGCTGCTCACCAGCAGAGAACCTAGCCACACGCTCTGGAGTGTATGCAAGCGCATCACCCATTTGCAGACCTTCAACTTGCTTTTTGTTAAAGCCCATAGCAACTAGATCACTACGAGTCAACATTTGTCTGTGGGCTACGAATGGGCTGTCACCGATAGTACGAGCCTTCTTGCTAATCAGGAATTCTTCAGGAGGAACATTCTCAATGCGAACACGACCAACCATCTTTTTCTGTTGGACAGTTACATTGTGGACAGAGTTAATCATTGGCTGACCCATTTGGTCTAGCGCAGGATTACCCATCTGATCTAGGATAGGAAAGTCCTCTGTCTCTTGCTCAACGATTTCCATTGAGTCATCAGACATGAGCATTGCCAACTCATCGTTAGATAAGTTGAAATAACGCTCTTTTGTGATGTTTTCCTCATTAGACCAGTATGCTTTCAAGATGCCATTTTTCTGAAGCAAAGCATCCTTAAACCAGTCATGCAAAATGGCTACGCCCTCATTATCACGGGAAAACACCCAATTACAATAATCGGTGGCCTGTTTTGCACTGGCTTCATCGCGAGGGCCTTGTGGCTCAAAAACAACAATCTGATCTGAGCCTGTAAAGATTCTAATAAGGCTAGGCAAAGCACCATCAATGGCCTCTGCAACTTCACCTGTAACAATTTGAGACTTTCCTTCGACTTCATTGCCGTAAGGAGAGCGTAAGTAAGCCTCTAGTGCCTGCTTACGCTGATCGACTGTTTCGCTTTCAATATAGCCAATTGAATCGTCAATCTCTGCCTGTATTACCGACTTCAAGTCGTTCGTTTCCATGTGCATCCTTTGGAGGGCGACCAAGTTTCGCTCTTGGTTGTAATTGTAATGCTTTTACCACATTTTCCAATACTTCAATGCGGTTTTCAAGCTCTTTTACTTTTGGGTGCAGATTTACACCTTGTCGTTCCATAAACATTACACAATCCATTTCGGTGCTGAGTTAATAGGCTTATCCCAAGTTGAATGGCCTTCATCCATACCTATGGCTAAGTAGCGAAAAGAGTCCGAACCATGCGATGACCAATCATGTAATGGACGCTCAAAGAAAATCTTACGCTTCTCGTCGTAATCTCTGCGATAGTTTCTCAGGCAGTTAAGGCCAGTTTGCACTTTTGGCACATTGAACCAACATCTTGGCAGCATACGCCTTACAGCCTGAATACCATCATCTAAACCCATTCTTGGTGCTATCTTGATCTCTAAGCCAGCTTCCTCAAGCATTTCCATGCGGCTTTTGCCTGTTCCAAGCTCTCTAACTCGTACATCATGAGGCAGAATATGCTCTGCTTTTGTGTAATCGTTATCCCTAATCCACTTTACATAGTGGTCTAGACCAACACCATGATTCTCGTAATAGTCGATCAATCTGATCTCTGAGCCTACTAGTTGAGCCACCCAGATAGATGTAGAGTCACCCATACCCAAGTCCCAAGCTGTAAAAGTACGGCTTAGCTCCTCGTAAGGTATCTCTTGCATGTGTTTCTTATCTTCTAGCTCATTGAGGATTTGTCCGTAATACGAACCCTCTACAGCAGCGTCAAAGCTACATTCAAACTCTTGGCGGTACTTATCCTCACCCATCTCATTGCGAGCAGCCTTGAGTTCTACATCATCTACTACACCAGTTTCAGAGGCTTTGAACTCTAGCAATCCCCAGCCATCTTCCTTCTCTGCCCTGTCTCGCAGTTCCTTAAAGTGGTTGTGTCCTTTGGGTGTACCAATAAATAGACAATAGCCCTTACGATCAGCTAAGGCGGGTCTGCATATATCAGTCCAAATCTTAGGATTTTGGTCGCCAATTTCGTCTAGGATTACTCCATCAAAGTATTGGCCTCGTAGTGAGTCTGGATTGTCTGAGCCGTATAACTGAATACGCCTACCCCAGAAGTCAACTCGTAACTCTGAGATGTTGTTAGTACCGCCTAGCGGTGTAGTGTATTTAACGAGATAGTCCCAAGCCACCCTCTTAGCTTGTCCATAAGTAGGAGCAATGTAAGCGTATCTTGGTGCTTCGTTCTGGTTTAGTACCGCATCACGGATTAGGTGATTGAGAGCCGCAACAGTCTTTCCAAAGCGCCTATGAGCCACTACGACAGCAAACCTATTGCCATCTAGTAACTCGTGAACCTTTAGTTGGTGTTCCCTTGGTGCGTAAGGGATTTCGATTACTTCGCCCATGTGACGATGTGCTGAAGTGGTTGCTCGGAGTCACCGCTTATTGTTACTGAAGCCATATCAGGCATGGATTTACGCAATAGTATTTCAATTGCTTTCATGCGAGTTGGGCTTAATTCTTCTGTAGTTCCAAGTGCATGATTTTGCAAAACATTTAGTAATTGACTTACTTGAATCTTTTTGCGTACATCATCTTGATGAAGTTTATTTATCGGTCTTCCGACTTGTGCCATTTTGTTTGACTCCTCTAGGGTTGGTCAAGGTTAAGTTAGTAATTACTGACCTAGTAGTGAGGGCATAAGTTCATAAAGTTTCTTACGCTGTTCTTCGTCTGCTAGTAGTCCTAATGGTAGCACACCAGCGAGAATGTCTGCTTCTTTAGTTCTAGTTGGGTCAAATGCAGCAAACTTACTTCTAATCTGGTTTGGTTCAAATACTACCCCTACATCCACCAGCTTACTTGGGCCAGAAGCAGGGTCAAATGTATTTTTTAAGATTAAAGCGTCTTTTCCTTGTCTACGAGCTTGGTCAACTAAATCTGAATATGTCTGATCTCTGTAAGCACTACCTTCAAAATCATAAACAAGAGGGTTTTCATAACGTAATGCAACAGGCATTACATTACCACCTTCTTGTGTCTTTTCAGCCAATGCTCTTTCATTTTTGATAGCTTGAAATTGCTCAATACTTTTAATGGCTTGACTTGCATCATCACCAGCAAGTTTTGCAACTTCTTTCTTTAATCCTTCAAGTTGAGGATTTGAATAACTGTTATACCAACCAAATGGCATTAGTTCTTTAACTTTTGCATCAAGCATTTCTGCTTCTTTTTGAGGCAATTGTTTTGAGTAAATAGCTTTATTGATACTATCTAGCATCACATCTCTGCTATCACCATACTTCGCAGTTAAAGTTTGTAAATATTGTTGGTCACCAATGGCAACGTCTTCAGCCAAACCCATTTGCTTCTCATACTCATCCCAATTGCCTTTTTTCTCAGCAGCTTGGGCTTTTCTCATTGCTTCTTTGTATTTCCTAGAACCACCAATCTGGGCATATCCTGATGCTGTCTCAGCACCATGACCTTTCATAGAAACAGTATTTAATTTAGCTATTTCTTCTTCAGGAATCCCTAACCTTCTAAGCATCTCAATAGATTTAGGGTCTGATGACTTTTGCATCATTGATGCTGGAGGATTTTGTGGGTCACGAGCAAAGAAAAAGCCTTTCTTAGCACTTTCAGCACCAGTTGATTCCCCTAACAAACCTTTGTCAAATGCTTTAACATCACCAGTACCACCATGATACCAATCATGCTCATAACCTTGTTGCAATGAACGAGTGTATGGATTTGCAGATTGACCAATCTTTTCTGCGGCTTCTTTAGCCATTTGCTGATTTAAAGCAGGAGTTATTTCTTTAATGCTTGCGCCTACTGGTAAACCCTTAGTCATTGGTGCTAACAAAGGTGAGGCTTGACCAAGCAAACCAAGAGCAAATGCTGGCTCTGCGGCTTTTCTGATCTTTTCGTAATCAGGGTTAAGAACACTAAAACCAATTTCATCTGGTCTAGTGCCTAGCAACCCCTGAACAACAGCATAGGTAAGTGGGTCAGGTAATGTATTTACATCACGCTGTGCCGCCAAAGCCCTAGCCCTAGCACCTTGACGCTGTACGTTTGGATTACCAAAAAATGCGCCAAGTTCAGCCATTACTTCATCCTACCCATTTTCTTGGCAGCTTCACTAATCGCAATAGCAATGGCTTGCTTGGGATTCTTAACGACTTTACCGCCCTTGCCAGAGTGCAGTTCACCCTTGCCAAATTCGTGCATGACAGCGCCCATTTTGGCTTTGCCGACTTTGTTCATTTTAGGAGTTTTCATAATTTCACCATTTAACCTTGTTAGCTACCGCTTGACACATTTCAACAAAATACTCCTGAGAATACTGTTGTTTTGCCATGTTTACATCTTTGTGTAGCAATTGAACATTTCCTTTAATATAGCCTTCACTTGAGTCTATTCTGTCAATTGAAACACTAGCTGTCAAACCTTTATCTGACCATTTTATAGGCCATCCAGTAAGAGCACACTTTTGTTCTTGCTCTTGATACATATCCAATATATCTTGTGGCTCTAAATCCCATGTAAGACCACGAGAAATCCCACCTTTTCTTTTAACTTCAAACCAAGTCAATGGCATTGGGCCAAGTCTGCCACAAAAATTGTTACTGCTACTAGAGCAAGATTTACATTTCCAATCGCCTTTAACAGCAGATTTATAATGGTCAAGCCTTCCATATGATTGTTCAGAACCACATGAACTACACAATTTCGTATATTTTTTCTTAGTTGCTACCATTTAACTTTTGAGGCCCACCAAGCCGCACTCATCTTACCCTTGGCAATATTTTCTGCATGACGAGCCTTGAACGCTTCGTTACGCTTCGTGCCATCAGGTGAGCCTTTTACGCCTTGTTGACCAAAACGAATCAGCTTCACATCATCACCAGACTTCGCTAAAACAGCGTGAGACTTAGTTTTGTGGTTAGGAGTAGCTTTAGGCTTGTTATAGCCAGAAAACTGCTCTGTACCTCGTTTAATCACTTCTTAGCCTTTTTAGCTTTGTTCTTAGCTGTACGCTCACCACGCATAGGCATTGGTTTAGGTGCTGGCTTCTTTTTGAGACTTGGATAAAGACCCATCATCTCAGCAGCTTGCATATTAGTCGTTCCCATACTCATCTCCCATAGACATTTCAGAATCATCGGTAACTGGGCCACCAGCAATCCATGCCTCGCAAGTACGCTTT